AGCAGTTGGGTCTTGCTGTAGAAGAGTATCCACAGCCCAAGCCCATGATAAGTATGATAGACCATTCTTTTTCTCAATATGGTCTGATACGTTAATCTTACGTAGTTCGTTATAGTTCATCTTTCTCTCCTGTTGTTGTAATTCTTGTTGGTGCTGTTCCATCATCACCTGGTCGTAATGTTGTTGTTGTGACATTTGCTCTCTCCCATTTGTCGTTATCTAATTTAAGTTCGTCATTCAATCGTTTAAGAATATCTGCTATCTGTTCTAAACCATTCGCCATATTATATACCCCCAAAATACAAAAAGGAATAGCCATAAGTATTTATTCATATCGCACCTGCTAACTTGCCCATAATTTGTAAGCAAAGCCATACATAAGCCCAAAATGCTACTGATAATACTATCATTGTTGAAATTTTCATGTCTCTCTCCTAAAGTTGACAAACGAACTTTAAACTCATAAAAAACACCTGTCAAGTATTTTCTAGTAAATATCTATAAATAAAATAGTTTGCAATTAGAAATACATTGTGATAATGTTTTGCCCTATGGATAACTTACGTTACATTATATTAGATGAGTTTGACGGAAAACCGCTAAGAGCCTTTAGTAACAAGGCATCTGCTCTTTGGTTTCTTGAGAATAGGTCTGATTGTAAGCTCCATATTCTGCCTAAGCCGCCTAAAGCAAAAGTCGTGCCAATGTCAGAACTTTATGAAGAATGTTTATTTTAAGGAGAGTATTATGACACAAACTGAATTATTAGAAAAATTATTAGTAGCACAAACATCATTATGTAAAATCCAAAACATTATAGATGCATCAGACACCCATTTAACAAGTGGTGGTTTAGAGTTAGACGAAGAAGAATTAACCACAATTTATGAACATATTTGTCAAGGTTTAGGAGACATGAATGTACAAGATTAAGAACTGGGAAAAGTTTAATCTCTATAATCCTAAGAACCCACGTTATCAAAAAAAGATGACGTGGTTCAAGTTTTATGGTACGGATTACATAAATAACATAGATATACATAAGCTATCTTTTGAACAAAAAGCTGTTTTAGTAGAGTTATGGTGTCTTGGTTCTGAAAGTGATGGTGTGTTACCAGACCTGTTTGAAATAGCTTTTAGACTTCATTATCCTATTGATTTTGTTGATAAAATAACAAAAGAACTATTTGCTAGAGGATTACTAGTCGAAAACTATGAGCCTGTTAGGATAGAGAAGAGAAGAGAAGAGAAGATAAGAGAAGATATATATGTCGTTAAAACGACCAATAGGTTTGATGAATTTTGGGAAAGTTATCCTAATGTTCGTAAGGTCAATAAGAAAACTTGTTTAGAAAGATGGGCAAATAAAAATCTTGACGGTATAGCAGATGAAGTGATAGGGTATGTAAACAAAATGAAAAATACTCAATCATGGAAAGATGGCTTCTCACCAGCTCCACTTACTTTGCTTAATCAGGAAAGATGGAATGATGGTGATGTGCAACAAGTTCGTAAAGTTTGGGAAGGTGGAATATGAATTTAGGTGAAGTCATTGATAATCTCACAGTAAGCCAAGCAACGGTTCAAGAGTTTTACAATGATGGATATGCTCATGCAGAATTCAAAGTAAAGTCAAGTGATGTATTTGAGTCTGACTTGCATAAATACTTTACAGAAGATATTTTTGCTGGTAGGTCATTGGGTTGGATAAAGACTGAAGAAAAGTTTAGAGTTCGCCAAGGGGAATTAATTTTAGCAACCGGACCTAGCGGACATGGCAAATCAATGTGGCTATCTCAAGTTGTATTATCTCTAATGAAACAAGACACAAAATGCTTGATTGCGAGCCTTGAGATGAAACCTGTTCTCACTCTTAGTCGCATGTTAATTCAGACATTAGGTTCACCAGAGCCTACACCAGAGTATATTTCTGCCTGGGTTAATCGGGCTAAAGATAAATTATTTATTTACGACCAGTTGGGGGTTACAACATCTCAAGACATGTTTAGTACTTTGCACTACGGAAAACACGTTCTCCAATGTGAGGTCTTTATAATAGATAGCTTAATGAAAATGAGTGATATTAGTGAGGAGTCGTTAGAGAACCAAAAATTATTTGTAGATAGGCTATGTACGATATGTCGCGATTTAAACATTACCGTTTTTTTAGTGGCACATACAAGAAAATTAAAATCAGAAGAAGATATCCCTGATGCAACAAGCATCATGGGCAGCAGCCACATTCGTAACCTCGCAGATGCGATATTATGTATTTGGCGGAACAGAACTAAAGAGAGACTTAGGGAAGAAGGTAAAACATCTGAAGAAGATTTGCGTATAATTCCTGATGCAAAATGTATAGTCCAAAAACAAAGGAACGCCCAGTTTGAAGGGAGCTTTAATTTTTGGTATAATCCTAAATCATTAACTTACCAGGAGAGTCCACCAAAATGAAATTGACAGACACACAAAAGCTAGATAAACTTTTAGTGTTAATTGACTTGTTAAACATGGAAATTAAAGCTATGAGAAAATTAATTATTGACACACATAAGGAGAGATTAAATGACACACTATCAGATTCGTAAACAATGGAGAGTTAAACTTCATGCTAATCGTTGTAAAGACAATGACCAGTCCGTAGAAAGATATCACCATGATGCAGCAGTTCTTAACAGGGCTATGGATAGATATAAAATTGAAGGTAGAAGGGCTACTTGGTAATGACTATAAATGAATTTATCAAACAATGTAAAAAGCTATTTGGTCCAGACATAGAATACAAAGCAACTTCTAAAGACGGACAAGTATTTAAAACGAAAGGATGGAGAGATGATAAAGTGGGCACTAACCAAAGACAACTTACCCCAGCTTATAGAGAAACTAAAAAATCTTGACTTTACTAAACGCTGGAGAGTAACAGTAACAGACGCTAAACTTAACAGAAGTCTTGAACAGAACGAAAGGTTATGGGAACTATATACAAGTTTAAGTAATCATTTGGGTATTGAGAAAGACCGTATTCATGAACTTTGTGGCTTTAAATTTTTACGATACCAAACAGAAATAGCAGGTATGCCTGTAGAACTTATAAAGTCAACAACTAAACTAACCACAAGTGAAATGACAGAATACCAACAACAGATAGAGGTATGGGGTCAGACTATGGGTTGGGGTTGGGACTACTAATGAAGATATTAATAGCTTGTGAGTTTAGTGGAACTGTAAGAGAAGCATTTACAAAGTTAGGTCATGATGTAACTTCATGTGATATTGAGCCAACAGATATTCCTGGTAAACACTACCAAGGTGATGTAAATGATATTATTAATGATGGTTGGGATATGATGATTGCATTTCCACCATGCACACATTTAGCTGTAAGTGGTGCTAGACATTTTGAACAAAAACGAAAAGATGGCAGACAGCAACAAGGTATAGACTTTTTTATGTCAATGATAAATGCACCAATACCTAAAATTGCAGTAGAAAACCCAATAGGTATTATGAGTTCTATCCATAAAAAGCCTAGTCAAATAATTCAACCTTGGGAATATGGTCATGAGGCTCAAAAGTCTACTTGTCTATGGTTAAAAGGATTGCCTTTGTTAAAACCAACAAACATTGTGGATAAAGGTAAATTTTATATAACTCCAAGCGGAAAGAAAATGCCTGCATGGATGAGTGACCCAATTGGAAAAGATGGTAAAAAGATTGGATACAATACACCGGAAATTAAAAAGATACGCAATAAAACATTTCAAGGTATAGCAGATGCTATGGCAAACCAATGGGGTATAAATGAACTATCGTAACCCTAAACTACTTAAACTAGCAGATGGAGCACCATGTATGATGTGTTCTATTCAAGACGGAACAGTAGTATCTGCACACTCTAATCAATTACGTGATGGCAAAGGAACAGGTATCAAGGGACATGATTATCGTATAGCATTCCTATGTCACCAATGCCACCACATGATAGATAATGACAAGATGTTAGATAAATATGATAGAATAGCAGCATGGGAAGAAGCACACCGTAAAACTATAGGCTGGTTATTTACTAACGGACATTTGGAGGTAAGGTAATGGGTAAAGGTTCTGGAAGAAGACCATTGTTAATTTCTGAACAAGAAGCACAAGATAACTGGGACAAGATATTTAAAAAGAACAAGAATAGTCCTGACGTTTCACCGCACACTTATGAATACGAACTTAATAAGTCTACCGGTAATGTAGAGAAAAGATTTAAAGACGGAACATCTAAACCTAACGAAAGTCAATTTGATGGCAACTAGCCCAACGCAGTTAAGTCTTAAAAAATTACGAGAAGAAGGATACACAGTAGCAGTA